GTAGTCCGCAAAACTCGCAGTGTTCGGCGTCGAATTCCTCCGTAATAAGCCTTGAGAAAGGCTGAAGTGCAAGAATGGGCTCGGAGGGATTTGAACCACCCTCATCGGCGTCATAGACGCCTCGGCTGCGATATCTGGTTGGTGTAATGCCGGTGTGGTGGTCAGGAGCAATCCATGAACCATACACACCAACAAGGCAGGAAGGTGCGCGACGAACATCCACGTAAAGTCCGACGGATGTTTCTTAAGAACAAGCGCGGCGAAGCCAAGAAGTCCACAGCTCGGGCATACGAATACCCGACAAAACACTTCGTTTCGTTTATCGAACGCGAGGGCATCGACTCGATGCGAGACGTTGACGGCTATCTAATTGAGCAGTGGAAGAACAAGAGACAAGACGAGGTCGCACCAGTCACGTACCAAGGCAACGTCAAGAAAATCAAGACGTTCATCGGATTCTGTGAACGGTCGAACTTCATCACACACGGAACGTTCGACGCAATAGACGTACCCTCAATCAAAACGTCCGATAAGTCCAGTGACGAGCAAGTAGATAGTGCAGAGGCCGAGCGCCTTCTCGACTACCTCGATACCTACGAATACGCGACACGGCAGCACGTCTTGTTCTCTGTTCTGTGGCAAACCGGCTGTCGAATATCCGGCGCAATCGGTCTGGACGTTGACGACGTGTCTGTGGTAAACACGGACGAATACGTGATTGACTATAGTAACCGTCCAGAGTCGGGAACGCCGCTCAAGAACGACGACGGTGGAGAGCGCCGAGTGACAATCACGAAGGAACTCTGCGCTCTCATTGAGGACTACAGGCAGGCTCACCGCCATGATGTGATTGACGACTACGGACGGGAGCCGCTGTTTACAACAGAATCACGGAGACTGACGCGCCAGAGAGCGTACAAGAATTTTACGGCTCTCACGAGACCGTGCGTTTACACCGATACGTGCCCGCACGCCAGAGACACAGATGAATGTGAGGCAGCTCGTCTCAAAAAGAAAGCCTTCGGCTGTCCTTCATCGAAATCTCTGCATCCCATACGACGTGGCTCTATCACGCATCACCTGAATAGCGGATGGCCGAAACAGAAAGTCAGCGAGCGGTGTGACGTGAGCCTCGACGTACTGGAGACGCATTACAATAAACAGACAAAGGAAGACGAGCGACAGCAACGCAAGAAGTACGTAGAGCAGTTATAGGACGAGAAGGCCGCGAGTAGACTATTGGTCAAAAGTGTTATTTACTGCCAGATTGTATATTTGATATGGAACTACCCGCAAGAATTAAAGAATACTTCGTTGTGAGTATGGTTATCATCTTATTCTCGTTTGTCATATATGGGCTCTTATATGAGTTTAGTGATGTTGGTGCTGGTGGTCCCTTTTCTGGAATCTTCTCGCTTGTCGCCCAAGTAACCGGAGTCGCGTTTAGTATTCTGACATCTCCCTACACTATAGCCCTCGCTATCATTGCTCTCATACTGGTACCCTTAGCATCTATCGACAGTGGAAGATAGCTCAAAGCCGGGAACGCGGGCCGAGACAGTGTAGCCACTGACCGAGGTGGGGTCAATAAAATAAATGCAAAAATCGGAGCGCCTACCCGTCGTTACAGAGGCGGAGTGATAGCAGTAGTTCCGATGTAAAAGGTAATAATCAGTGGAGTTAGAAACCACCACGGTTCGTGTTTAATCGTCTTCATGCCTATCGTCTTGTACTCCGGGTCGTCGTGGGACAGACTGCGAAACGCGGGCTTCCCGAATATTGAGTAGCCGACCAGTAAGAGTACGAGAACGCCAACCGGAGCTTCAAGACTGGAAGCGTACAGAGTACCAAGAAGGAGACCGACGAGACCGAGCTGGAAGGCGTGAAGCTCATTGACAGTCACGGGGTGTCCGATAACCGGGTCACGAAACATCACGCGGTCGCCTCTCTGTAGCAATTTCCGCTTATCTGGTTCCTGGTATTCGTCAGTCATTGTAGCTCAATATTCATTGAAATGTCGTTCAGACTCGTCCTCCAGAGTATAATCACCCGACCCGTTCTCGATAGACTGAACATCTGAATCGCCGTCGTAGAATCGAGAAATGGCATCTTCCCACGATTCATCGTCCTTCTTGGTGGTAATCATACCGCGACCCTGCGTGCTTTTGTCGTCAGTCCGGCGACCGAGTACAATTACATCGTACTCTCCGTCCTCGTTAGCGTTGACCTCCCAGTTGTCTGTATCGAGGTAGGCAACCCCGAAGTGGTTCACTGGAGTTACGCTCGTTATCCAGTCGTCACCAAAATCGCCATTCAGTACGTACTCGGGGAAGTCTGGAGTGGGTGTGTCACCCTCCACCGTCACTCTGTCTCGGTAGATAAGACCACCGGAGACTGGTCCCTCGTATGTTCCATGCCGAAGGTCGTAATTTGAATCCGAGGGATGGTCAATAACAAAGTCCTTGTTTCCACCGACCTCGAAATCGTTCTTGACTTCTACTTCGCCAGCAGAAATAGACAATTCGGTGTTACCACCAATACGAGTGTCTATGAATCCATCCCCCATCCAAATACGCGACGAAACTCCATTTGGGAATGTATTATAAATAGACGACGTTGAAGAAGAATCCGCACCGATACGAAGGGAACCCTCGGTTATCAATGCCCCCTCTGCGCGAAAACTGCCTGATGTTTCGATGTCTCCATGACTCTCTACAGCGTCAACTGCATCTTGTGGGTCTATCGGTTGGGGCTGCGAATGAACTTCGTTGTCCCTGTGTTCGGATATGGACTCAGAGATATCGGAGGGGACTGCGTACGTGACACTGTGTGCCTCGTCACCGTGTTCTTCCGGTGGCTGTGGTCTGGTATGCACGCCCTCACTTTCGTGTTCACTGAGCGCGTTAGAAATATCACTGTAATACGCCAACTCTCTCCACGAGCTGCTGCCGCCGTCGTACACTGCAAGACGACGATTGTCAGTTCGCCACACCAAGTGTCCGGGTTCTGGACTGCCGGGATATCCCGAACCAGATTCACTTTCGAGTCTGTCGTTAGTCAGTGATACGAGGTACTGAACGTCCTTAATCAGATTACGGTTGACGAAATTGTCCCACGCATCAACCGGCTGTTCTCCCTTAACATAGCTGTAGCCAGCCGGGAAGGCCTCGCCAACGTCGCCCCAAGATGTTTCTAAATTAGTAGAATAGTCTGCCATAGTTATCCAAGCAATCCGGCGTATGTTCCACCCTCGCCGGTAGGGTCGTCTCCGTCGCCAAGCCCATCGTATCCGAGCTCAGCGTCGTGTGTGTCGTTCGCGTAGTCGTCCGGGCTGATGTATGTGAACGTGCCAAACTCAAGTGCCTCAATCCGATAGCCTGCGGCAATATTGTTTTTCAGAATCTCAACAAAGTCCTGCACGGGAACTGCAATTTCATCGAGTGCGTTCTGTTGTATGTTGAGATATGCCGTTGCAGTATCCTCAGAATATTCTATCGTCTCCGGTGGAATATTCAGAATCGTTGAAGCTATTTCGAGCAGGTCTTCTGCTGTCCCACCACCGGCGTTCTGAGCAAATTCAGATATTACTCGTGCGCGATATTGCTCGCGTGGCTCTTGTACTCGTGGCGGCAAATCGACAAGCTTTGCTAACTCGAATAGGGAATCTACCGAGTCTGCTGTCTGGACATTTGAATTAGCATCCGCCGATTCAATGTTGTGGTCTGTGCGTTCAATCGCCTTCCCGACTGGTTCGAGCAGTTTGTGGTTATTGCTGCCGGTATTTATCGGAAAGTATGATGGAAGGCCTCTGGTAAGCTCCTCTCCTTCATTGGGCATGGATTACACCTCCGTTGTGTCAATCTCAATCGACCCATCAGTTGCGTCTGTTGTCGCTCTCTCGTTGTCGTCTATAGAGATATTTGAGCTACCGGACGGTGGCTGCGACGTATCTACTTCGAGATTGTCGATATCATAGACACCGCGGATGTTGCGAATCGCGTATTTGATTTCTCCGATAACGACCTCCTCGCCAACACCGAGCTGGCCGCTGGCCGCGTTTCCTGTCGAAAGTATCCCACCGACGTATCTGGTAATTTCGTCACGAACTGCGTCGTCTCCCTCATACTCGTCCGTCACGCTGATATTAGCCGAGATGTATATTTGCACAGGGATGTGTCGAGAAAACTCAACGGAGAACGTCTGTCCGTTGCTCAGAGTAGCATCTGTCGTTACCGGACTGCCATACGCTCCGGCATAGGCTGTATCTCCCGCTGCCTTAGTTTCCAGTATTAATTGGCCTATGTCTTCGTCGTCGCCTCCCTCAACGACCAGTTCAAATGAATGGGCGGGAAGGCCGCCGGACCCCGTGTTATCCACGCTCGTATCGTTGGTGAATATGGATACGTTGGTCACTCCATCGAGCGAACTGGTACCAGAAACGAGTGCAGCAGCAGTTGCTTTTGCGCCCTCGGCCAGTTCGTGCTTTGCCCGCTCACGAAGTTCGTCGTCTGTCTCGCGTTCTGCTCCGCCCTCTGTTGGGTCCGGGTTAGTAACGGCCTCGATTCCAGACGGTGGTGTGGGCATAACCACGAGCGTGTTAGAGCCAAGTATTCCATCAACGCCGGGGTTCTTGGATTCGACGGGAACCGCTATTTCTGTGTCCCCTTCTTCAAGCGTTACAGACTGAGTCGTCTCGAACCGAACAGGGTCGAAGCGGTGGTCAGTCTGAACAGTCGTCCCTCTCGGAATTGTGTAGTCGGTGCTGGCGGCGTTCTCGCGGGAAAAGATTACCTCTCCCGTAGCACGCCGTCCAGAACGTCTCCGAACGCCGATAAGAGCAGTGAGTAAGTCCAATGCGCGACCATCGGCATTATCAATCTGAGCGGAGCTTAGAACGAGACCGATATCTTGCTGTGCTTCCGCAAGACGCTCCGCTACTGGTGTATAAAAAGCACGAATAACGGAAAATTCGCCGTCGTTTAAGTCTTCACCGAACTCGTCTCGTGCATCTTCGATTAGCGCATCAAGAATGTCATCGGCGGTGTCTTCTACAAAAGTTCCATCTACAATAGTCATGTCAATTTACCTCGAATGTGAAAGTTTCTCCGCCTTGATAGACTACGCTGACCTCCAGCGTGTTTGGTAGTTCGTTGTGTCTTTCGACAACTATGGTCTCTACGTCGATGTTGGGCGTAGTTCTGTTAGCCAGTCGGTTGACGTGAAGACGTATTCTTGATTCAGCACTGTCGTGGTCTACTGACCCGATTTCTTTAGAAAAGAAGTCAGTCACACCGAGTGCAAGATACTGTTCAAACTGTTCTCGTGATTCAGCTACTCCGAGGTCATTCCGGTGGTCAATGACAATATCAAAGTCTTCGTCAATCAGTAAGTCCTTCATGCGATTTTTGTATCAGTCCCATCTTCGTTCGGTATATCTGTCGTCCCGCTGCCTCCTGAATCAGTCCAGCTATAATCGTGTGTGTGGTCTTGAATAGCCACACTTACTGCCGACTCGACCTCACCGACTATAATATCAGTCAGTGCGTCGATAAAGACTGATTCCTCCGCGTCAACGGAAATGTCATTTTCTGACTCTATGACGATATCATTCTCTGACTCGATAGTAACGTCGTGACCACCTTCGAGAACAATCTGATACCTGTTTACAAATTCGTCGTACACGAAAGACAAGTGTGTGTCCGAATCCGAAGCAAGGGTGATATCGTACTTTCCAGAATCGTTTTTCTGAAACCGCAGCTCGGTCTCGTCGTCAAGTTTCAGACACACGTCACCCTCTCCGAGACCTTCGGGGAGCTGTGGCTTCGCCGGATTATGCGGGAACCGGGCGACCCGTTCCCGGTCAACCGTTGCTACTTCAACAATATCACCCTCCTCTGGAACGAGCCACATGGACGGTTTCGAGGTTAGGAATGGAATCTCACGCCGTTCAACGCCAGGGCCGGTAACGACGCTGACGAAGACCTTGTTTATTTCTTCGTCAACGAATACAGATGAGACTCGTCCAAGCTTTGTTTCCGTCATATAAATCACTCCGAGGGGTCAACCGGGTTCTCGCCGTCTTCCAAATCTTCTTCGGTCTCGAAGAATTGGTCAGTTTCGTAGTCGTAAATCACAGAGCTAACCTCGACTTCCGGGGCTATTCGACTAACCTCTGCTGTAATTTGCCAGCCGACTCTTGCGTTTACCTTATGTAGAACGCGATTCACGATGAACCGACCGCCCTCAACAGTCCGGTCACAGACCCGACTCTGTTCTGGTGTGACTGCGATAAAGTCGCCAACTGTCAACTCAGCCAGAGTCGTTTTGTCTTCTGAGGACATACCGTTGAACTCGATGGTGCCAGAGTTGTGGCTCATGTAGCTATCAATGAATTTCCTTTGTATCGCGCTCTCCATTTCCTCCTGACTGCGAACGCGAAGTGGGTCATCGAGAACGCCGTGGTTTCCTTCGAGGGACTTGTCTACGGTCTCGACCTGGGCAACGAAATGAACATCTCTGGTTTCTTCGTCTCCGAATCTGGCTGCTGTCAATGGTAGCGGAATACGATAGCGAACAGCGGAGCTTCTACCGTGCAAAGATACCAGACTGTTACGTGACGTTCCGACGTGATATCCTGAAATACTAAGCGTATCGAGTTGTGGGTCTCCGTACACGGCAAGTGCATTAATCGACCGAGATTCTGGTAGCCCAACTTCGAGAACGCCGTCTTTGTCTGACCATACAACGACACCGAAGACCTCCTCTACTTCTTTGAGGGCAGCATAGAGTGTATAGTCGTCAAAGTCAAAGCCAGCCTCGTGCTTGTGAATATTTGCACTCAGCTCAATAGCCCGCATACCGTGGTCAACCACAAATGACACCGCCTGTCCAAGTGTACTGGAACCTACTGTATCTTCGATGCGGTCGCGTCTCGTTCTAAGTGCTTTTTCAGACACGCTATCGTCTACAATTTCGATTCCCGTGAGCAGACCGTTAGGGTCATTTCGTCGGCTGAATAGTTCCTCAACAATTTCCTCACAGGTAATACTGTTGTATGATTCACTGATAGTCTCGTCTTCGAGTATAGTGAGGGGGTCAAGCAACTCGACCCACGCCTGCTCCTCCCCGAATGTGATACCGTCCTCGGGCACGTAGTAGCGGTTCTGTTTCACACCGCCGATTGAGAGATTGACGGGTTCTCGGTATGCGCTCCTGTCTTCAATTAAGGACGCTGCTTCTATCGAGACCTTCACGCGAGCGTAGGCAAACTTGTGACGCTTGGCTCTTGTCGAAATTTCATACGGACGAATACGGATACCTCGCTGTGGAAACTCCAGCTCTACGCCATTAGCTAAGTCACAGGCCTGAACCATTATCTACCTCTCAATAAGTCGGCTTCTTCATCTGTAACATCCTGTAGTGGGTTTCCTAAACCATCCTGCAAAATGCCTGCATTGTAGAAGCGCAAGTGTTGGGCTTCGTCTACGCCGGTAGAGACGAGGTCGAGTGAATATTCATATAGATATTGCCCGGTCTGTGGCTCCCATCCAATCGGACCTTCGTGTTCTCCTTTTACGACGCGAACCTCGCCCTCCCACCCCGGTGTTTCGAGGTCGGCTGGTTGGTTGTGGTCAAGAATACGAGCGAAGGCCGGTAACTCACTTTCGCGGAGTTTGCCAGAAATATGAATTTCCCTGTTGTGTCCGTGAACCTCAAACACGTCTTCGAGACCACAGAAGTTTGCGTGACGGACAAGGTTCCGCTCTTTCGTCACCGAAATCCTCTCGGGCATAAAGAACGGCCCGAAGTTAGCGCCGTTCCCGCTGATTCCGAATTTGTTGTCACGGGCCGATGTAGTAGGTTCGTCGCTACTTCCGGCGCTTCTGCTTCCGCCTCCTCCGTTTGGTGCTATAATCATTTATCCCTGTGACATTCTATCGTTGATGTTCATTTCGCCCTCGTGCATACCGGGGAACATATCTTTGAACTGCTGAATCTGCGTGTTATCCGGGTTTCCGTAGATATTGATGGTGTTACTACCAGCAGACATATTGCCATGCTGTCCTCCGTGTCCTCCGGGTCCGGGTGTCTGGAAGTCATCGGGGCTCGAACTCGGTAGGTCTATTTTACCCAGTGCGATTGCACCGCCGACGAGAGCGACCAGACCGATTCCAGTGAGCAATGCCATCTTTGCCGCAGCAGAAAGCGCAGCGACCCATGCCCACGTTGCCGCGATTGCAGCGGTCATTGACGCCAAGACGGACGTAATGAACGGACCAGCCACGAACGCGGTCAGCATTGCGAACAGGCCCAGTATTTTCCATACTACCGCACCCACGATTGCTAATGCAATAATCCACGAAACGATAGGTCCAAGAATCTGGTGACTGGCAATGGCAGTAGCCAATTTTCCAATGAGTTTGATAAGTGGCGACAGGTTTGCGATTGCCTGAGTCCACAGAACCGAGAGCCGGTAGACGAATATTGCCAGCTCCTTGAACGCACCAAGACTCGACTTAATTAGCTCGTAGTTTGTTTCCAGTTCGTTGATAAGCCAAGCGAAGAAGCGCAGAAGTGCATCTCCAACGTCAGCACCGAGCATCATTACGAGTCTGGAGATAACCGGCTCCATCTCGTTCATTAAATTCAAGAAATCGCGTGTCCAGGCGAGAAGGCCGCCGCCTATTGCTTCGACCGTAGGCATCCAGACGACCATTCCCTGTAGCGGCTCACTTAGTTCACGCGACAGACTGTGTGGTAGTGTCTTGAACCACTGGTCAACAAACGGTGCGAACGTGCTCGTGACCGGCTTGAATACCTTATGCAGCTCCCTGCCGAATATGCGTAAACGCACTTCTGCAAGTTTCAGGCTGTCGGCGGCGTTCTCGCCAAATCCGAGTATCCCGAGAGATAGGGCACCAATTCCTGCTATTGCTGGACCTAATGCCGCAGCGAACGCACCCATAGCAGCGGTGTACGCCGTGAACATGAACGGCATGAAGAACGCAGCAAGGTCTTGGGTTAGCTGTCCTCGTGGAATGAGTCTCCACATAACCCATGAGGCCCACCCGCGCTTGGGACCGTGTTGGCCGCCACCTTCTTTGCCGGGAACGCCGTCGCCACCGTCCGGCAAGAAACTGCGTACTCTATCCAGAATACCGCGACCCCTTCGTTTGCGCCTACGACGGCCACCGAATCGTTCATCGAGGTCATCAAAGTCGAACCCCGTGACACTGCCTACGGGACCGTCCTTTCCACGGAATCGAGAGTCTGCGTAGAACAGGTCAGAGAGACGGAACTGGCTTTTGTCCAGTGCTCGGCGCGAACGACGAGCAGAGTCCTGTGCCTTCCCGGTTGTTCCCTTCGCTCTTTCTTTCGGTGTTCCGATACCGTGGAGACGTTTAGATTGTCTCGTCCGACGACGGACATTCGAGAGAAACTCGTCTTGGGCAGAGAGACGGAACTGGCTTTTGCCCAGTGCTCGGCGCGAACGACGAGCAGAGTCCTGCGCCTTCTCGGTTGCTCCCTTTGCCCTTTCTTTCGGTGTTCCGATGCCGTGGAGACGCTTAGATTGTCTCGTCCGACGACGGACATTCGAGAGAAATTCGTCTTGGGCAGAGAACTGTTTCCTGATTTTGTTTCGACGCCTCAGCGCCTCCATCTTAGCGATGGTCTGCGTCAGCTCGTGGTCGTGAGTTCTGACATAAACGTTCTCGACGCCGCTCAGAGACTTAACGCTGGCCTGTGTTTCCTTGAGCGCGGGCTTGCCGAGGACATTAAGTTTTACATTGACGATATCGTCAATGGTAGCCAACTCCGCCTTGAGTCGTTCAATTTGACCGCCGTCGTCAATCCTGAACCGGGGCCTAACCTTCTTTTTATCAATCTTGTCGAGCTGACCTTCAAGTCTCTTTAGAGTCTTGGAAAACTTATCAACAAGCTTGACAGTGACTTTTACGTTATTCTTGCTCATCTGAACCGACGTTTACGAATGTTGTAGTGTCGCCCGCGCCCCCGCCGTTGGGACGGGACATACTGTTTACTCTCGGCCCAGGACCACTACCAGACTGTGCCTTCTCAATCTCCTCATGCTGTTTCCTGAAACCCTCCAACATAACGTATCGTTGAAGTGGTGTCATATCGCCCTGAGTGGGCGCGAGAGGCGTGTTGCCTTCCGTAGCAAGTGAAAAGACTGCGCTGCCGTTCCCTTCCTCAACGAAATTTCTCAGCGTCGATTATGTCACCTGAGAGTTCCAGAACCTCGCCTCCTATTTCCAAAGAGAAACCGCCGACCATGTTATCGACCATCCACTCGACCTCCTCGTCGGTGTGGCCCATATCCTCGCCAACGATTCCTGCCTTTGCGGCCTCCGCCATCAACTCAACGAACTCTGTGTCAAATTCGGAAACGTCGATGAAGTCTGTGTCGCCACTCTCTTTTGCATCCTCGATTGCGTCGATTGCTTCTTCTTCGTCCATGTCGAATTTGTCTTCGAGTCTGCCCGTCAGAGGAATGAAAATCTTGTCGGGCAGTGGACGGATAATGACCTCGACGGTCTCACCGAACATTTCGAGTTCGATAGTTTCGCGGTAGTTTTTCCCTCGAACGACCATTTCGTACAACTTGGAATCGGGTGTATCGTTAGACATAATGAATCAAATAATTGTTGTGATAGCGAGACCGGGTAGTTCCGTTCCGTTGTTTAGTTGTTCGGGTTCGTGTCTTCGTCCTTCGACATGGCAATCCACTCGAACTCCGTTTCCACGGTTTCGCCGGATGTTACCTCGTAGCCCTGATTTGTTACCAGTGCCGAGTCGAACGACGTTGAGCCACCGTCGAGATGTGTGACGGTGATAGAGCTAAGAATTTCGGGGACGCCGTTCTCGTCAAAGAACTTGTCCTCCAAGTCTTTCTTGTTCCCCTTGATGCTCATATTTCCGGCATAGCTAATCTCCGTGATAGCGTAGCCAGACGGGATGATGTTCCCTGCACCGTAGATGGTGTCAATTTCGATTTCCTTGGTAAAGGAGAGCTGTTCAACTGCTACCTGTTCGTTGCCAACATTGACTACAATGTCAGCAGCGGCTTCCTTGCGGTCAACCATAATAAATTTTATAAATTTCAGTTAGAGGCCGGGAACCCCGGCCAAGTCAGAGAGTCCGTCAGTAAATTTCCGTCCGCGTTCAGGCGTCCACTTCGCCAGCCGTTACCGTGGCAACGATGTTGCGAAGCGGAGCAACCGTCGTAACACCAACGTCAACAGACGCGGTCATTGAATCGACCTCCTGAACGGAGACCGAGTAAGCCGTGATAGCGTTCAGACTCATCAGGTCTTTCAACTCGGACTTGATGATGTTCTGGAGCGCGTTTCGGGCAGATGCAGTGTGCAACTCTCCGATAAAAGCGTCAGAGTTGGCCTGTACGACCAGAGTGACGTAATCCACAACGAGACGCGCAATGCCCTGGCGCATCTGATGTTCGGCAGAGTTATCCTCCTTTGCCGTCGTCACGTCTTCGATAATCCGAGAACCAGCACGCTCGTTGGATATCGGGATAACGCGCTCGTCCAGCAGGTCAGTCTTCTGCTCCGGGCTGAGTGTGTGTATCAGACTGTTCTGCGAATTGAGACGCTTCCGCATCGGTGACGCGCTAATACCGAGAGCCGACCGAAGGCCAAGGTACGAACCGATGATACTCTCACCATCGCTGTTTCTGGACGGGTAGACGAGCTGGAGACGAGACGTGTCGTAGCTGTTTTCGTAGTCACCAACGGCATCATCGCTGATTTTGGTGTCAACACCAGCAACACCGATAGCGAAGTTGTAGTCCATCGCCATCAGCTCGGTCGTCTCGACAAGCTTGTCAATTACGTCCTCATGTTCAGCGAGAACGCCAATGAAGTCAGCAGCATCCCCGGCACTGTCTGCGGGAACTGCATCGAGTGCGCTTTCGTAGTCCAGGTGCTGGTAATCAACTTCCAAAGAAGTCGCATTGGAATTGATGTGAAATTTTCCAGTAACGGGATTGATATAGAACTCGCCTGTTTCGGGTACGAAGTTCTCGGGGTCTTCGTATGTGAAAATTGGGTCTCCGAGAACCGTCGTCGGTTCTGACGGGTCAGACAAAATTACGTGCTCCGGGTCCTCCAGAATCGGAGCAGAATCCAGAGTCCCAACTTCCGTTCCAAATTCCTCACCGCTTATTTCTGTCTGTTCAACGGCCATCGCATAAACCGGGAACGCGCCCTCTCGGAGAGCGTCAATTATTGCATCCGTAAGGCTCGACTCGTCACCAAAGTAGTGTCGAGCACGAGAGGGCGTGCGAATCTGATATCCTTCATTCGGCTCCGCGACCGCGTTCTCGTCTTCTGCACCGCCAATAAGTAGAACGTCGCCGGGAGAACCGAGGCCAACTCCCACAGAACGGGAGCTTTCAACGGTAGTCTGTACGCCGGGTAAAACTGTATTTCCAATCGTAACCATGATAGAATCTGCTTGTTCAGAAAAATGTCGTGTAAATTATACCGAACCGCTACTGCTCGTCGGTCGGGACCAAGTACTCAATTTCGTATGGAACTTGCTCAAGGGTGTCCACTTCTGTGTCGATTATTTCCTTAAGGTATCTGAATGTGACAACTTGGTCAGTTTCCATCCAGTTGGGTTCCTGTGTCGGGTCCGCTCGTGAGATTGCATCTTCAACCTGAAATTCAAACGCATCCTCGTGAAACTCGGTGGCATCGTACTCGAACGGCACGAAAATCTCCGAGAGCATATTCGTGATTTCGTCCCGACCTTCCTCACCATAACTGCCATCTTCACGTTGCCGAATCGGCTCGTCGTCGTATGTCTTAACCCATAGGTCAAGGCGCATTTCAAAATATGCGTGTAGTACACGACCAACGGCGTTCCCGTCGTTATCGTAGACCGAACCTGCGTATGGATTATTGCCGTGAAGGCGATTTAGACGCCGTTGCGACCACGAGATAATGACACACGGAAACTCCATGAACTCTCCGCCACCTTCCGTCCGTACAGTAACGTCGTCGGGAAGGCCGTCATTGAGAACCTCAACTGTTCGATGAATTGCTTCTTTTTCGTTCATTAGAATCCGCGCTTTTTTAGGTTCTTTTCTATTTCCTGTTCGGTCGTCTCCACGGCCTGCGACTGCATGACCAGAAAAGCATCGTTCATGTAGCCGATGCCACGGAGACCGTCACGCTTTATTTTGCGCTGGAGATAGAACGCTCTGTCAACTACGGGCTTTGGATACGCACCAAGATTCGACATACCTTACTCCTCGGCAGGGCCGTCCGGCGTCCACGACCAAGCATAATAGATTTCCGGCTGTCCCTCTCTCATTCCCTCCGCGAACTCCTTCGTGTAGAATCCGAGACGTTCGTCGTAGGGGTCCGGCCCCGCCTGAAACATATTGTTATCTTCCAACGGCTCGTCCAATTCATCCCAGTCGGGTTCGTTCTCTGGAACGGTCAGTTCCTCCCACGTCGGCTCGTTGTCGGATGTCATGCGATAATGTTATTGAACATCTGTCGTGCTTCGTCTCTCGTAAGTCCCTTTTCCTCATAAAGAAATCGGGAAACGTATTCGTCGCGTAGATTAATCACACGCTGTTGACCTGCGGGACTTGTTACCTGTTGGTCGTATTTGCTAATTTGCTTGACGAGCTTAGTAAATGAGTGGATTTCGGGGTCTGTAAACCCGCTAAAATCGCCCTGCTCAAACTCGTCTTGGAAGTCTGTGTACGGGCGCAGTTGTTTCACCTTCCCGTCGGGTCCCATCTCGTGATATGTGAGAAAGACATTGTCCGGCGAGAACGACGCGCCGTCTCCCCCGATAAGATGTAGTTCCATCTCACCTCTGTCTCCTGGGTGTGGGAAAACCCAGTCGGGAGCCATCGTTATGTCATCGTCAATCGAGACATTCCGTTCTGCAATGAGACCACGGTCGAATATCTTTGCCACCTCCATCTCGGTGGTGTAATTATTAATTGCGCTCGCGTCGAATGTCCACCTATCCGCTGATGGATTGTCGAACATCTCAGCGGCTACTGGTCCGGTCTCTCTTGTAAGACCTCGAATAACGTCCATTCTGCCATCTTCGTCCCCCACCTGCTCGTGCAAGTGTATCTTCGAGAGCTCACTCCAAGCCCGGAATGCGTCAGCGTATTCGGCCTCTATATCTCCTACATAGGGTCCCCGAGATGTTCCCTCGATTCCGAATATCTCTTTTGTCGCTGCGGCGTATTTCTCTACCCGCTCGTTTCCGGGTTTGCTGCTAAGCTTCCACCGAGCGATTGATTTAGATACCTCGTCAACTTGGGCTGCATCCAATTCCGGGTGCTGACTGAGCGCGTCTCTAAGTTCACCAGCGCTCTGGACAGTCAGGAGGTCTCGGTCTATCTCTATGTCAACATCCGACCAAACCTCGTCAGATATTTGCTCGTAGTTTAGACGACCGGGAACGTTCTGGAGCCTCTGTTTATTCGAGAACCGCTTCGACCTCGTAGTAGAATCTTTGCTTGAACTACCAGATGGTCCACCGTCGCCGTCTCCAGTGTCAGCGGAGCCCGGATTCCATTTCGAGATTACCCACGGAATCAGCGCCTCTACAGGGGGACCACGAGCGCCGTACACAGCTCCTTCTTCAACAGCACCGGCATGGGTAGCAAAGTTCCAAAGGACTGCTCTGCGCCCCTTCCCGATGCCCTCGTTCTGTCTGTCGAACGAGTTCATTAGCTCTCGACGCCAAACCCGACCACGCTTCTGAATCGTGTTCTTCGCGGTTTTCTCCCCTGCGTCGAGAAGGCGGTCTCCCGCATCCCGCATCCCGCCCTTTATCGAGCGACGAATACGGTCGGGGATATCGTCATCGTCAACACTAACGGAGAATTTGAGTTTCGACATGACAGGAGAAAGAAAGCCGGATTACTGCTCGATGAAGCGCTGCAAGTTGCCTTCGATGTGAGTCTCGAACGGAGCGATTGTCTCCAGCTCCCACAACTGCTTTTCCGGGTTTGGATTCATCGGATATCGGGGAAGCGGATACTCGATTACGTCTTTCTCCTCCACCACCGCATCACTCGGGAAATAGATAATCGGTTCCCAGTAAACGTGTTCACCGAATCTCTCCTCGACACGGTCTATGCTGGAACCGCCGGGCGAGGTTCCCGTCGAATCAACGACAGCCAACTGGTCGTCCGTGACCAGAAATTTTGACTCTATATCCTTTCCGTACCCGTCTTTTCCGCCAATTTCAACCTCACGCCAGACTTTGACGGGAACGCCCAGGCGCTGAAACATTAACTTGATTGTCTTGCGCCGGGCTGCGAGTATTCGTGACTGAGGCTGTTGGAGGTCGTGTTCTTCGGACATTATCGGCTGTACTCTCTGTTTTCCCTGTTGACAGTCGTAATGCCACCAGTGGCTGTGTCTGAGCGTAGAATGTTCAGATACTGGTCAAGACGGCGATACCACACCCGTGTAATATCACGACGAGGGAACTGTTCCATCTTGATGGAGCCAATTTTCATGTCTACACCCTCCATTTCTCCCATGTGGATTTTGCTAAAGAGTGCCGTTGACCAGAAGGCAGCACGTTCAGCGGCAGGGTGGTCGAAATCTTCGGGATTTTCGCCTATAACGCCCTGAATGTCACTGACTGCGGCCTGATACAGAGTCTCCATATCTGAATCAGAGATTATATCGTTCGAGTATCCAGTTATTGTCCGAACTTCTTCAATTACTTCTATTTTATTAAACGGCATATCATACCTCCTGAATAGCGCTGATTAGTTTGTCGCGCCAGAAGTTCATCTGAGAATCCTCAAAATCCGTCCGGCGAATCATCGAAGGCAGCATTGGAACTGGAACGTGGTCCGGCGGGCCTCCCGGTGGCCCGGTTCCCTCACCGCCGGATGCGCGAGCCTTCTCAGAGATACGCAAGAATAGATAGTTTTCCAGCGCCGCCTTGCCCGCCTCCTCTCCGAAATTCAGAGATTCGCCATTATTCAGCCGCTCTCGAACTTCCTCCGAGATAAGCACCTTCGCACTTTCAAGCTCATCTTCTATGTCACTACGCGGGACAGCGGCTTCGTCCGTCGCTCCTGTCTCGCTGCGAACTTTTGCGATTATTTTGCGGTCAAAAGACGACGCCATGATTTATTAGATTCAGGCGAGGTCGGTCGCGTGGAAGCTAACACCGGCCAGCGGGTCAGCAATGACCGCACCGTAGCGGACAGACCCGTAGCTGCCGAGCAACGCGCCGGGGTCTCCAATCGGGCCGCCGGTCTCACCCTGCGTGAGCTGCATTTCACGGGCCGTGTGGAAGTACAGCGGACGCTCGTCACCGGCAACTACGTGGACCTCGTCGCCGGTCAGCCACGCCGTCTGGAGCAGCACCGTGCCGTCGATGCGAAGTGTTGCGTCGGGAAGGGCGGTGGAGACCAGACCTTCCGCCTCTGGAATGAGGTACTGGGCATCGTACGCCAGCTCGTCGACGAACTCGTTCGCCATGTCGTTCGAGAGCAGCGCGACGGTCGGGCGCTTGCCGTGGTGGCGAAGATGTTTGTTCGCTTCGCGGATGTGCCGCGTCGGAGTGAAGTTGTCGGCCTCACCGAACAGGTGCTCGGTGTCCTCGAACTGGTGGTTGTGGGTGCTGTCGAACTCGTATGCACCGTAGTTCTCCGGCTCGAACCAGAGGTTGTCGCCGTCCGCCCATCCGTCGCGGACAATGTCGAACAGAACCTCGTGTTCCTTGTCGAGAGCTCCTTCCAGAAGCTTCTCCCATTCGCGGCGAACAATGTCCGCCGTGTTGTCCTCGATGAACTCCTGAGTGTATCCGAGCGAGCGTCCGTACTTCTTGACCGAGAAGGCCATCTGGCTCGAATCCATCCGGCCAGTACGGGCGTGCTCACCCTCAGCAAGTTCCTCCCACGTCATATCGCCCGTGTGGACACGGAAAGTACGTTCGCTCACGTCCTGAGCGAGCAGTTGGCGGAATGGACGCTCTGCCTGATTGAAAATCTCGATATCCTCCAGCATATCGAGCATGAGGTCTTCAAGCGGAACGTCGTCCTTCGTCGTAACCTGTCGGTAGAATCTGTCGTTAGCCATGATAAATCAGATAAATATGTTAAAATCGCTGTTGAATACGCCCGATTTAGGCGTTAATTTCGTCCGACGCACGAACGTCGAGACGAATCCGTTCCGCAGTCAGTGCCGTTCCGATTATCTGAACGAGAGAACCGGAACCGGCAGGAACGTCCTGTGTGTATTCCCCGCCTGCTCCGAGATAGACGGGTTCGCCGGGAGTAAATTCCCAGTCTTGGTCGCCGTTCTCGACCTCAACGCCATTCGAGACGGCAGAAACACGGTCGCGCTCAACGAGCGCCCGCTCCGACTCAACTATGAGCGCGGTCGGGACGTTTTCGTCGCCGGTAAGCTCCGTCGCAGGAGTCAGACAAACACCAACGGCCATCTGTGGGCCGTCGCCTTCGTCGGCGGCATGGGCCTGCACCATGTAGCCTTCGTCGTTAATGCCGACGAGGTCTCCCTCGCTCATTTCTTCTCCGGCAACAGCACCGTGTCGGTTGATAGGCTGTTCAGCACCAGTCGCAATCTTTGGGTACGCCATGATAATAGTGGAAAAATTATGTCAGAAATTCACTCGACGGAGATACCGCCAATGCGCGAAACGCGGCTCTTGGCAGCTTCACGCCGACTCTCCTCGCCGGAGACTACAGGGGCCTTCGAGGGCTTGTCGGCAAACAGAGTAACATCCTCGTCGTCCTCTCCTTCGTCCTCGTCCTCCGAGAACTCCTGCTCCTCCTCCTCTGTCTCGTCTGCCTGTGCAGCGAGACCAACAAGCTCGTCTATCGAGAAACGCTCAACGAGAAGGTCTTCGTTCAGTTTCGTGACCTCCGAAGCCTTCTGCGCGAAGTAGCCAGCAGCCTCCTCAATGTCGGCTTCCAGCTCCTCGATGGTCTCGGAAAACTCAGCGGCCTTCTCGGCCTCTGCCTGAACATCCGAAAACTCCTCGACGTTTTCCTCGTGCGCTTCCATGACCTGCGAGAACGTCTCTCGGAGGTCGGCTTCGCTCATTTCGTCAATCGGGGTCTCAAGTTCAATCTTCTTCATGTTAGAAATCGTAGTGGTAAATTCGTGCCCGGTTGCATCCTTTCAAATGAGACGTTGCTTCCGGGCCGTTGCTTTCAGTCTCGTCAGAGAACAGACCGGCTTCTCTGGCCGCGTCCGCGAACTGTGGCGATAATCCTCCATCACTGCCGTATCCAGCCGGGAAGGGCGTGAGGGAAAACTCCACCATCGTTGCGTCAACGAACTCAGGTTCTCCAGCATCGTTCCGCTCAATGCGGTAATCGTTGCCGAATCCTACAGAGCCGTCATTGATAGCCGGGGGTTCGTGCGTAAAGTCCGCAATCACGTCTGACCGGACAGTACTCCCAGTGTTGGGGACGTGTCCGAGAACACGCAGAAAGTCGTTAGTAAACTTTACGTCCTTAATGTGGCCGACGTTTGCGAGCTGACCCTGTGAGTGGTCGAGCTGCATCGGGAGTCCGTCTGAAAAGTTTCCTGCCACGCGGTCCAGAAACTCATTCGTCACGCGGATTCCCTTACGAAGACCGGGCTCCATAGCCGCGAAAATCACATCTATAGAGCCGTCCTCGTACTCTTTCACTCCGTATCGGTTAAACCCGGACTCGGCTTCGATGCCGATTGGACGGGCGAACGAGACATTAAAAGAGAGTTCTTCGTCAATGTTATAATTATTAGTCATCTATCCTGTTTTATATCAACTCAAATACATACGCAGTAAACGATGTGAACAGGATTGTAATTGCACCAACCATTGCCGTGAGAATGATTGAGTTTTTGTGCGTCTTAGTTTCCAGTTTAGCAATTCGAGCGTCTTTGGAGTTCGATTCCTTGACGTAGCGCTTTTGGAACTGTGCTAAATTATGTTCTATATTTCGAGTCCGTTCTGCGGTTTGAGCTGTGTTTTTTAAAATTTCGTTAAGTTGATTTTGGTCGGACATTTTCACTCATTCGTTACGTCGCCCTGATTTCGTCCGTCTGAGCTATCCCGCTCAGGGTTCTGTCGGGACTTGACCTCCCTTCCAGCGGACTCGGCTCCTGCACCAGTATCGGTTGGCGCACCACCCTCGGGGTTCTGAATAGCGTCTCCAGACCCCCGCAAATCTTGAAGTAGAGCAACAATTTCACCGAGTTCGTTATCGTCAGGAAGCTCGGCTTCGGGGTCTATTCCGACTCGGTGAGCAAACGCCTCCCGTGTAAGGAAACCTTCGTTGAATAGCTTAATTGCCGCGTCTATATCCAAGCGCTCCTCGTCACTGGAGTGCTGTCCGAACTCAAAGTCCGGTGGATATTCTGTGTAATCTTCGGGATTCGGGTCGCCAAGGATAGACACGAATATCTGGTGTCTAATTGCCTGACGGATAGTTGCCCGATACCGCTGAATACGGCGGTCAAATTTGGGCATTACGGCCACAGATGTGTTTCGGTTAACATCCACGTCCATGTTCATTAAGAAGGCGGGAACGCCGAGACCGGCAGCAATCCGCTTCTGCAAGTGAGCGAACGTGCTGTCGAGATTCAGCATACCGGCGCTTGCAGACGTGCTCGACGTTCCAATAACATCATGGTCAACATCGTGCCCGACAGCAAGCATGGACTCTGGCTCGATTTGTTCAACCGTCTCAAGCCATTCTTCAATTTGATTCGGACTCCACGGGCGCTCCTCGGTCCCAAGCTTCCACAACACAGGCGGATACGCCTTCGTGGAAATGAACCTCGCCAAGTCAATCTCCATGTCACGGAGGAAATCTGCCTGTTCCTCGACTCGTTCAACGAGAGAATGACCGAAATCTTCGCCGGGGTGTCGGTGAAATCGAAGAACCGCAATATCGAAGGCGTCGAACGGAATATCATCGGCTCCGCCCTCGTCTTCCATCAGGTATTCTTCGACGTTCCCGAACTCGTCCGTCTGAATCTTCATCCGTTCCGTTGGGAGCAGTTTCGGCTTGAAAACGCCGTCTTCAACGACAATTTCAAGGAACGCTGTTCCGTCAACGAGAGCGTGCCAGACCCACTCGTGGAGAACGGTTTCAAACTGCGAAGATTCGATTAGCTTTTTGAAGTCTGCTATGTCTTCGTCGGTCTGCTCCTGTTCTGTGAACGGGATATTAGCGGGTGTGACGGCGAACCCTGAGCCTACCAGATAGTCCACCAAAGTATCAATCCCGTCCGCGATATGGGGGTCTCGTGCAATGAGACGGAACTTTTCAATTTGCTGTTCTGGCGGCTCCGAAACTTCCGGGCGACCCGTGGCACCGGATGCCGGTTTGATGACGGCCCTCGGGGCCTCCAGATGGAAACCAATCCGACCATCAGCAGCCCGCCGCATCATGGCCTGTTTAACGTCACTCATGTATGATTAGAGATATTAGTAGCGGTGCCGCCGCCTGGAATAGCGGGGCGTATAGGACCGCCGACCCGTTCGAGAAACAGAACCCTTCCTGAAAACACCCGGAGTAGAAGAATCGGTTTCTACCTTTTCTGCCCCTCCCGGCGTTCTCGGCTGTTTCGGTTCCGGTGGCTCCTTCGGTTTCGGCGGAGTGTATTCTTGCGTCTTTTCTACAGGATTTGTTACCGGCAGTTGGCTCACTTTAGGCGGGAACGCCCCGAGAACAACCGACATAGCAATGTCGTCCTTTCCTGACTCCGAGTAGTCCTTCCCAGTGAATTTCGGTTTCTGTCCGTCCCGCTTCTGTTCTCGAACAATAGAAGTGAGCTGGTCGAACATCTCCTCGTCGTCGTCCAGAATCACGTTGCCGTTTCGCAACGCCGCGTTCATGTCACCGAACGCCTTCTTTACGGCATCTCTGTCGGAGAAGTTGAAACCGATAACACGCCGACCGAGCTGCTCTCGGATGATACGGTCGAACGTTTCACCCGGCCCCGTCGAATCGAGAACGATGTAGTCTGCTTCGAGATGTGCCTGTATCTGCGACAGGCGCTTTGCGACGTGAACTGCGTTACCACGGTCGGGATTCTGCATACCCGCTTCTGAAAGGGTCTCGTTGTCGATAACCTCCCAGTAGCGCATTTCTCGGCGCTCACCGACGTGGTCAAAGACCGAGACCGCCGTATCGTCGTGGTCTATTCCAATGTCAACGAACATCGTCCGCATGATACCGGGGACTTTCGGGGAGTATAGACCAAACCGATAATCCGGGTCGTGTGACTTGTCCATCGCATCGCGGACGGAAACTTCCGAAAAGAATCGGTACGATTCATCAATCGGACGGCACAAATACTCCTGTGCAAACCCTTGCGGGTCTTTCAGTCTATCCTCCTCGACCTTGTCAATATTCAGGTCCGGGCGGACTGGCTCAACGTCCTGTTCGTGCAGCGGAACCTCAATGTCAATCTCGTCTGCGTTCTTGAACGTCGGCTGTTTAATTGAGATAGTTCCGAGGCGCTTCCCGTCCTTACCGAAGCCCGTCTCCGTTCCACGGGCGTGATTCCGCATGAACAGGTCGTTCTTCGTCTCCGGTGTGGAGACCTCGACCATGAGACCCTGTGAACCGAGAGAGACGAACGGCGAGAACGCACGAGACGTGGCTTCTTGGTCCTCCAAGAAAGCCATCTCGTCAATGAAGACGGTCTTAGCGGAATCGTCACCACGAGCACCAGCGGGGTTCCCGGTGTATGCCTTGTATCTGGTTCCGTTCCACAGCTCAATTTCGCCAGCAACCGACTTCGTCATCGGAATGTCGATTACGGCGTTTTCAAACAGGTTCTTGAGGTCACGAATCCGCGATTGTGCCTGTTCCTCCTTCGAGGACACGATGGGGAAGAAGGAATTTCCCTGCATCATGCCGTCGAGCGCCAGACAGACTACAATAATGAACGAGACGCCTATTCGTCGTCCCTTGTAGATATTCAGCGTCGAAGCGTCACCATAGAAGTATGCGTGAACGATTTTGGGCTGATACGGCGCAAAGAGTCCGAGGTCGCCAATCTCTCCGGTATCGAGGTCCTTCACCCGAAATATGTCTTCGGCAATACGGTCTGGACGACCGTTCCACCGTTCCTCGATTACTGTGGCATCAAGGCCAGTGTGTTCGGCAAATTCGGAGACCAGCTCGTTCATAGATTCGTGTCTAACTCTATTATATCATCGACGTGCGCTCGAATCCAGCAAGTGTCCCGGTTGTAACCGTTTCCACTCCATCTGATAATTAGACCAGTATGAGTTCCGCCAGCGGTGATTCTGTAATTCGATATATTTTCGGGGTTCTCCGTTCCCTCACCCGACCGAGCAACCGAAACGATGTTCTCATCCTCTGGCTCGGGCTTGTAAGTCGCCGTCATTGGCTTCCGTCTCTGATATTATCGGAAATATATACCTTAATATAGCCAGAGTTCGGGAAGGTTTCTTTTACGCCACCATCCCATGATACTTTCCATTCTGCGTAATGAATGCCGGGCAGGTCCGTGTCTCCTTCTTCCCAATAGTAAACGACCAGACCCTCCTCCGATTCATCAATAACGGCGGGTTCGTCAATCAAGAGAATACCGTCCCGGTGTGCCATCTGAAATTGCACAGATGCACCATCAAGCTCAAGTGGAACGCCACTATTGTCTTTTAACACCGCTTCAATTGCGGGCGATGTGTCTCCCTGTTTTATAATAAATGTTGACATTGTTAGATGTTATCTGTAACTGTTTGGAGATTGTGACAATTGGACGCTGTTTGGCTCTCCGTAAAGTATTCGTACCTTGTTAGAGCTATTGCCGACCCGTGTCCGTCTGGCGTGTGCCAGAAGAATAGCACTTATGGGCATCGCAACGGTACTGGAGGTATCTGCATTAACCACGGACTCCGTCACCGATTCTGCACCACTCACCACGACACCGAATTGTGCGGTTTCTGCATATGAGCCGGTTCCTGTGTGTCCCGTTACGGTTGACGGTACTCCATCCGAACCGGCGGTTAATGCCTGTGAGAAACTCTGTGAGAGTCCTGCGGGACTTACATACGGATGTGAGGAGACGAAGTCTGTGGGGTGTGCAGGCCCGGATGTTACCGAGTGTATATCTGGAATCTGTGGTTTTGTCTCGGTTTCGGCGGGAAGTGAGGGCGACAACGCTATAGGTGTAGCTGTTACTATTGACGGTGAAGCCATTCCTTCGGTGAGACTACCGCTTGAAATACTTATCGTGGAAATTCCAGTACCGGCTATCGAAGCGGGAAGGGACATTGCCTGTGCAATGAGCCCCAACGAGCCGGTCAGCGTTTCTGTACCTACGGTAAGCGTTTGTGTGACTGCTGATGTTGGCAATCCCTGAGCTGCTGTGCCGAAAATTGCATTGGGTAACTGCTCCTCGAACTGTGTCTGGCGACCATGCGTTAGGAGAATCGGATAACCGTCTTCTGAAAATTCATCGTCTGTGTACTCGACGGTCTCCCAGGTATCAGTGAAGTCCAAACCGCCCATGTTGACGGTCGCGGAATCACCTCGCATCTCTACGGTAGTTAGTCCGATTCCTGCATCACTGGAACTTTGTCCAGAGGATTCGGTATCCCAGTACGAATTACTAACAGTAGTCGAAGCACTACCGATAAAACCACCAACATCAGTATCGCCGGAAACTTGGCCCACCGAATAACAATCGTAAGTTCCCCCTCGACCACCAGTCGTCCCTGCAAAGCCACCTACTTCATCAGTTCCTTCGACATCTCCGAGGGCGTATGAGTCAGAAATGTTTGTAATAGAGTTACCAGCAAATCCGCCAACTTCCTCTATTCCGGTAACGGATACGTTAGCGAAACATTCGCTCGCACCTCCGACAGCCCTTCCGAACATACCACCGACCATTTCGTTACCGTTAACGGTTCCGATGGCGTATAAGCTGTTAAAAGTTCCAGTACTTTGGCCTATGAGACCCCCTACGATATCCTGTCCAGCTACGGACACAATTGAGTATGAATCATCAATACTTGAGGAACCTACAGTAATACCTATTAGTCCTCCTACTACATCATCGCCCTCGACTTCTCCGGTGGTATATACGTCTGATACATCTCCACCGGAAAACCTGCCAGCAAGAATACCTACGGTCTCTGAACCGACGATATTGGCGTCCACTACACCTAAATCGAACACCTCTGCGGCAGATGTTGTATCAAATAGCCCAACGCGGTTCTCCGTCGGTCTCGATATGTTAATATCCCTTATTTCGTGCCCATTGCCGTCGAAGACACCCCCGAACTCGTTATCCGAATCTCCGATAGTTTCCCATCCATCTCCACCGTTGGCAGACGAACTTGCGTGGTCGTTGTAACCTTCAGTACCAGAGTCCAAGTCGGCGTCTAACTGGAAATAGGCATCGAGCTCCGTACGAACATTGTCAAGATGATTCCAGTTTTCTATTCTGTACGGAGCCGATTCATGTCCATGACCACCGGCAAAACTACCACTCATTATATGAAATCCTCCCGTCTATTAGTTCCATGTTGTAATATCCACGCCTATCTCCGGTTCCGTAACGGCTACAAGTCGCAACATGGCGCTCCTCCACGACACTAATTCTTCAATTTGGTATTTTATTCAGCGTCCAGTACCAAGTCCTCGAAATCGTACTCCGTGTCGCCGTCGTCGTTACGAACAACCGCCTTTGCTTCCGTAAACGAGATATCTTCGTCCATGTCACCGACCTCAACCGTAAATTCGGCAACATAGAGACCAGAACCGATATCCTCCTGCGAAACCACAATGACACCGTCTGGACTCACTGCTCTGAGCATCGGGAACGTTGCGTCTCCGCCTATAGTAGTACTTTCCAGTTCTACGTCCTCGAATTTCGGCTCAGTCTTCCAAACAATGTCCACAGCAGTGTCGTCAGGCTCGACAGGAACCTCGATATAAAGCGTTGTCGCGGCGTCTGAACCAACTGAATCTGGCTCAAGAAAGGCTTGAAATTCACCAGCCACGGGACCGTCGTCGCCGGGGTCGGCCAACTGTGCCACGATTTCGTGGCTATACGTACCGCTCTCGAAGTCGTTCGTATCGACCGGGTCGAAGACGAGGTGTTTGGGTTCTCCGACCGGCAGAGTTGCCTCTACAGTCTCCTGTAGCAGCGCAATATCCTCGTTGTCGGTAAATTCCCACCCGAATACGGCGTCGAGAGGCGAATCATCTTCATTCACCACCACTGCCTGCGGAGTGATTTCCTCACCGACCTGCACTTTGCCTTTCGGAGAAAGGTCTTCTACGGTCACGAGGCCATCAATCAGTGTTATCTGTGCTTGTTTCTGGTCCTGAATTTCGTCAGTCATAGTAAAATGAAAAATCCTCAGTCAATCGAAATGCCGCTGCCCTGCATGGTGAACTGGGTAACGCTGTTCAGGTCGTACTCCTGGTCGAGCTCGCCAGTAAACAGAAGATTCTCCGATGGTGAGGAATCACCAGCCTCATCTGACTCAAATTCGACCGTCACGAAGTAACCGTCAACATCGACGCTCGAATCATCAACATCGAAGACCACGTCGTCTATAATCGTCTCCCAGTTATCGCCATTGTTCTGAAACGAAAACTCTGCATCGAGAGTGGCACTCTGCCGCTCGTAGCCAGCTCCAGACGGCTCCGTGGTAATGTCATCGACATTGTCTGAGTCAGCCAGCGCATCCGATGTATTATACAGACCGCACGAAACAGAAGTGGCCCCGCTGCCAGAACCAAATGCCTCTTTCAGAACCCATTCCTCTCCAGTGTTGTGTAGTTGTGCCATGAATATTTACCGTGAAATTAATAGTCGAGAACGCGCCGAATCGCCAGACTGCCTTGTTTGTTTTGCCTCTATGACAAATTATATGCTAATTGGTAACATTTACAAAGTAGGGCGGATTCGGTAGACCGCTTATTCGCCCAACTCGGCGGACTATCGAGACCGTCCTGTGACCAGTAGAAGCTTAGAATAGACGTCTACTTGTTTTCCGACGATTCCTCGGACTCTGAATCGAAGGCAGTAGGGTCGTATTCTTGTTTGTCGCTGACCATCTCGGACATTGCGCCCACGAGACCGTCCATGACCTCGGATGCGTTCTTGACCTGCTCGTTCTTCGCCTGCTGCTTCCTTGTGATTCCGAGACTGTCCTTGATTTTCTGAATTAGACGGACCTGAGAGGCCATCGCCTCATTCAGTGTGTTTGGCAGCTCCTCGGTCTCCACGAGCGTGCCATCGGGTAGGTAAACGCCCTTCTCGCGTATTTCGGAGTTCCGAAGAATGTAATCCTTCCCGCGTGCCTCCCTCACAATCTCAATAGCAAGTGTATGGAAGTCGTGTGCCGCCGATGGGTCGGCTTCGAGGTCGATATTATACTTCTCGGGCCAAGATAGCACCCAGTCGTATAATTCCTCCTCGCGTTCGTTCATCGTCTGGCGAAGGTGTTCGTCTGTAGCGTACATACCGTGTTTTAGACTTGCTAATTTGTCGAGATTTTCGGGGTGCAATTCCGCGTATCCTAAGTGAAACTTGCAGCGTCCGTTCTTTTTTACATTTCGAGACGCACAAAACCGCTGCGGGCCGTCGTAATCCTCGGGCTGTCTTGGAATTTTAGCCAGGCAGAAACATTCCTCGAAATCGTAATGTTCTGAGCGTGGCTTCGTATTAAATTCGGCTCGCATCTCTGCAAGCTCCTCTTTTGTCTTACCAGTGACGCCCTTAGATGCCATGTGTTCTCCTCTGCTAACCGATAGCGATAGTCTGCTTGCGTACGGGCCGCCCTTCCCGTCGAAAAATGCCATTAGTTCTCCCTAATGCGTGTCCTTGTAACAGTGACACTGATATAATGAACTGAATAGAGTCGATAAGAGGACTCTTTAAAGACGGGAAGGCCGCCACCTACAACCGCAACCAACAACTGCAACCAGAAATAGAAACTAAAAGCTAAAAGAGATAAAGAAACTACGGAAGCTTCCAGAAACAACAACCGAGGGCAGCGGGAAAGTGAGTCGCAAAAGTGCCACTATTTCGTAGTTACGAACCCAATCCGGCTCATTAACTACATTGTGGCAGACTCGGAAACTGCTTCCCTCACCCTTAATAATATACACTGGTATATATAGGGGGTCGGGGGTTTAAATACTAATTCTCGGTTTCTTGGCACAATTACCGGCAATAGTTGCCACCACCAAGTGTATTCCACCGAGATACAGGCAATCTGCGCACTCGGGCGCGTTTGCCGGTATCTCTGAGTTGTAGCATGACGGGCCTTCTCTCACCGTTTAACCGTTACGAGACACTCTTTTAGATACACTTAAGATAATGCAACACGTCTAATCGGTGAGGAAGAATACTATGAGTAGCTCCTACCCCGACGATTGGGACGACCGCCGCCGCCGTGTCTACCGCCGGGACAATTATACGTGTCAGAACTGCGGTGTCCGGGGCGGCAGTGGCCCTGGTGCCGAGTCTGTCGAGCTGCACGCTCATCACATCGTTCCCATCTCCAAGGGCGGCACTCACTCGACCTCTAATCTGAAGACACTCTGTGTCGCCTGCCACAATGCCATCCATCACAAACACGCTGTTGCTCCCACAACTCGAAACGAGGACCACGAACAAGACGGGAACGCACCGACTGGGCAGACCGCTGTTTTTGCCATCACGATGATTGTACTCGCGTTGTGGCTTGGCTACGAAGACGGTGGTATCATCCAAGCTCTCCTCTTTTTCGCTATCATGGCACTCATGTTCGGACTACTGTATCATCGGATTCGCTAAATGACCTGCTGAAATCTGAAAAATTCTGAGCAAGTTACGTCCCCACGCGCCCGCGCACCCCCGTGCGTGACCGTGTTGCAACCGCAGCGCTTGCGTATGGCACTTTTGCGTGGCATCGCGTACGGGCATCGCGCCAGCGCCCGCGCCCGCGCCCGCTCGCCACGACGCAGCGTATGAGCGCTACGCATTGCGTATGGCACCGCCTGTACGCAACCGTATGACAGGACAAAATCGAGAGACGGCAGCCCGATAGACGCATCCGTTCGCAACGGGACGCTGGCAGCGCATCGCTCGCTCGCTCGTTCGCACCCCCGCGTAGCGCTCGCAACACGACAGTTACCGGCAGATATTGCCTACAAATCAGTGTCGCGCAGCAGAGTTGAGTATATAAAGGGTATATAAAGACAAGGCCTACTCAAACGACCAATATCACTCAGTAATATCTTAATATAATCATCACCATGCTATTGTCAAGCACAGCACAGAGAAGGCCTGAAACAGCCGAAAACAAGCGAATCAAGTTATTAAAATGAAATCGACACCTTTAAGTCATCACCCATCTGTGTCGTGGTATCGACTGATGAACCGAAAGGCGAGGTCGTGGCCGTCGTTTGTACGGTCGCAAGCCACACACCTGCCAACGACCACGGGTGACAGACGTACGAGGCAGGTGTACCCGACCACGGGAGTCGGGCACGCCATACTCGGATGTGGGCTTAGGTCCACGTCGAGGCATGGATGGAACGAGAGCCAGCCTGTAGGCTGTCCTCCGAGTGCCCCTCAAGGGTTCGCGCCCTCCGGGTAATGAGGCGCGAGACACAGCCAAGGCGCAAGCCTGTGCAAAGCCGTAGAAGTGGTCAAGCCCCTCCGGGGCTTATCGGGTTCCCAAATACACGGGAGAGTTCGCCCCCTTCACATGGCAAGCCATGTGACCTTCACGGGTCATAGGGTTGGACAGCGAAGCCTGACTGACGACCTCTCACACTCTACGAGTGTCACGTCGTCGGAACGGTGGAGTCAGAGGTGCAGCCTTCGGCTTGAACCGGGACACAGAGCGCTTCCCACCTTCGGTGGTAGTAGCATGGTGTCACGTTCGATGACCACACAACAGAGTTGTGTGACGACAAGAACGCCGGGCTTTGTGCAAGGAGGCCCCGGAAGGGGACGGCGAAGGTGAATACTGCCTTATAAGGCAGCGGAATTTCCTCGGCGTGAATAGGCCTTTGGCCTACACGGTGCAGCCAAGCTGATGACGCCAGAGCGGTTCCCGGCCATCTCCCTACGGGAGAATCACCACTGACCACCCTCCGGGTGGCAAGGTCGGATTGTGTGATGACGGCAGAGGCACTCAAGCGAAGCTTGTTCGAGATGGGCAAATTCCTACGGAATTTCAACGATTCCGTTCACTCCTCGGAGTGAACGCCGGAAGCACAGGACATGAGTCCTGTCCGAACAGGTGCCGAGCGAGTTCGAGGCGAAGCAGCTCACCCCTTGGGGTGAGTTCCGATAAGGTGCAGCCAGCGGATACCACGGTTCCCTCGGGAACCGCCGCTAAAGGCCAATGACGCACGGACTGCTAAAGCAGTCACTTGGGCGAACCGGAAGCCACCGATAGGTGGTACAGAAAATCGACGTGGTCTTTTGACCAAAACGCTGCTGACTGGTGTTACCCCTACGGGGTAGTGGGTTCGATTCCCACAAGCAGCATGGCTTCAACTGGAAGCCTGACCTCTATCTCCACAGGAGATACGTCACAGAACAGCAGAACTATGGCAGCTATCCCCAACTTCGCAGAAGTTGCACAGAGCGAGAACAAAGAAGCGGCTGAGTCGGAGACTCAGAAAGGCGAGACAGTACAGACACTCGAACTCACCGAAGGTGAGATTGACAACTACACGGCGTATGAGGCGATGGTGGACGTTGGCCGCTACGCCTCAGCTCTGCTGAAGGAAACCGGCGACGACCGTTACCAGTCAGTCGTAGACTGGGCAGTGGAAAAGAAAGAAGAACTCCGTAAGGAGTGCAAGGAACAGGACGGGAACCTCCCGATGTTCCGGGCAGCCTTCCCGGTCGAGGACCGCGCAAATGATGTGTGGGTCCTTCCCGCCGAGGAAGCGGCAGAGGTCGGCATCGACTACGACAGCGAGGACTACATAGCCCTTCCCGTCTACGACGGGACGAAGTGGAACCCGAAGCTGATTGACGACGAGCCTGTCGAAGACAGCAACGACGAGAGCGAGACGGAGACCGTCGAAGACGGTGAGCCACAGACAGAAGCTCAGAAGCGGG